GGGCCAGACCTGATCGACAAAGACCTTCACATCGGCCTCTGCCATGGCAAAGTAGCCTGTCTGGAAGCTGGACAGCATGGGCTGATCGTCAGCGTTTTGAGACGTCTCATGCTGATAAATATATTGACTGCTTGGGTCCGCGCCAACCGGAGGGCCAATGACCGACTGATCCACCCAAGCGGTTCTGCCCAGCGTTCCAAAGTCCCAAACCCTTAGAAACACGTTGTATTTGGCGTATGCGTTGACTTCCCCGCCGTTGCTCATGGTGGGATAGAACCAAGAGATTTCACCAAAGCGCGAGTTTACCGCAACGCGGATCTTGTTCAGATTGCTTTGATCAAGGTCTTGGAAGATCACGTCCCAAATCGGACACGAAACCGGCTGAACGCCTTCTCCGGTCAACGAAAAGAATTGTGAAGGCCCCATCCAGAAGACGGAGCCGTTGATTGATGCCGCAGCGTTTCTGGCAATCAAGCCGCAGCCAGAGCCGACTTCGTTGAAAGAATAAACAAATGGCTGGCCGATATACTGCATTGAGAACACGCCAATATCGGTCCAAAGCAACGCCTGCTGCGCCGCCTGAATTGCGCCGACAATCTTGGAGCCCTTAGGAATGCGATAAGAGCCAGCCTGATTGATGACGGTGCCAATCCAGTCGTTGTAGTTGTTGACATCGCACCAGCGGATAAGCAGCGGATCTTGAATGCCGGTAAAGGTTGATCCCCAAGCGATGATTTGGCGCTGCGGCATGGCAACGAAGAACCCGCCGTTGACTGGCGGGGCCTGCGGAATAACAGTTGCCTGAGGGGCAGAGTCAGTTGGATCCCATTCGTAAATAGGCTGGAATGGCGGAGTCTGATCGTAGGTTGGGCACGATAAAAGGATCTCTCCCCAGTTATCAAGCATCCAATCGTCCGCATTGATTGCGTTGCCATTGGTGGGGGCAACGGCGGTTCCGGTCCCGTAGCCACCGCCCCCGTAAGTTCCGACGCCATAGCCAGTACCGGAGGAGATAGCCCCAACCCCAAAGTTGTAAATAAAATGGGCTTGATTGCCGTTTAGATAGCCCGTCGTTGTCGATGTTGGCAGCGTCAGCGCATTGATCGTAAACTGGCTGCTGCTGATGACAGTCTCAACCGTGAAGTCGCCATAGAACGTGGTTCCACCAACCGTTGTCGGCATAAGGACAGGGAACGTGCCGCCCTGCGCGTAACCGTGATTGGCCAGCGTAACGGTGACGGTTGCCGCTCCCGAAATTACGGAAAAAAGTGGCAGCGTCGTCGTGGTTGTCGTTGAGGTGGCAGGAAGCGGTGCCCCAAGAATATCCAAAGCCTGCACAGAATAGGATGTGGCCGCAAGGTAGCCGTCAGGATCGCACTGATACAGTCCAAAAAGAACAAGGCCGCCAACCGAAATTTGCGTTGCAATGTAGACTGAGTTGTACTGGGTTATGCCTGTGTTTACAGTGTCCGTTATGATAACAAAGCTGCTTCCAGACGTGGCAGAAGCCGCTGCTGCAACGTCATCTGAAATCTGTCGCGGTGTGATGTTGGAAAGAGAGCCATTTGTAATGACGCCAAGCTGAGCAGCCCCTGTGATGCCAATTTCCTCAGTGCCGAAGGCAAGGTGCTTGTTTGCCAGTGTGTCCTGCCAAGCCCACAAGGCGCGGGCGATAGCTGGCGTGGTGTTTGGGTAATATTTGGTCCACCCGCCAAGCTTTTGAACCAAAGCGCCCTGCTGCCGATCCGGGATAAAGCGGACAAGGTTGCTTGTCGAAATACCGGCTTCGTTAAGGGCCGGTGTTTCGTTTTGATCAACGCCGGGGCGTAGCTTCAAACTGGCGTGGGGCATGAAGCGCTACCTTGTTGGAGTGGCCGCAACCGGAGGCGACATGGACGACCAAGCAGACGCGCTGAACTTCTTGCGCCCCTCCTCAACCGCAGCCCCTCTCAGCAGGTTTTGGTACTGCAATTCATAGGTGGGCCCCATGGCCGGATCGTTAGAAGCCTGACCAAAGTTGCGTTGGAACTGAGAAATGTAGATCAGCGATGCTTGGACTAGCAGGTCTGGGAAATAGGTGCTGATGAAGGTTGTGCCAGTGGCAGCCAGAGGCGTTGTCGCGTTTTCGTACAGCGTCGGCAAGCGCACGGTGCCGATCACCTCAACGTTGTAGGCAACGTCGGGGTAAGGCCCCAAAAGGATGTTATTGTAAGTTTCCCCGCCAGTGGCAAGGTCGCCGCCGTACATGGCAAAGACCTTTGGCTGCCCCCTGCTGCCAGAGGCGGAAGATCCGTAAACGTTTTGCAAATACTCTTTTGTAGATGGCAAAAGCGGGTATGTGACGCCGGCCACGCTGAGCGTAACCGTTTGCACAGTGACGAAATCATATGCGCCAAGCTGCAACTGATTGTTCCCAATCGTCAGGGTGTAAGGCCGTGACGTCTGGGACGGAAGCAGGTCCAAATCGCGCTGGATGCGGAGTTCCGCATAATTGAGCATCTGGGGGATGATGGCGTTGAATTCGGCATCAACCCCAACGACGACGCCAGAGGTAGTCTGCACGTTGACAACGGCCATGGTGGCGACCTGCGTCACATAACCGTTGTATGTAAGCGGTGTTGTCTGAGGAGTTGCTGGCATGGCGTCCTACTGCAATAAAGTGACCGCTGCGTTCTACCAAATACGGAAGCAATGTTCTAGTGCTGGTGATTAATCAGCTTTTTCGCTCATAAGCCTGAGGTTTTCAATCAACCTTCCATCGTCAGGGGCGTGGTTAAGGGCCAGCTTGCACTGCTCAATGGCGGCCTCTTTCATGCCAAGGTTCCAAGCCGCAATGCTGGCGTAATCGTGGGGCTTTGACCCCCACACCTCTGGGTCAACCGTGTACACCAGTTCGCGGTCTTTGATGGCTAATGCCGACAGCGCTGCGCCATAGCACTCAGCCCATAGGTGTCTATCATATGCCAACTTGGCAATCTCAACCCAAGGTTCGCGGGTGTTGGGTGCTTCCACCATGCCCATGCGCGCAGCCCTCATAGCGTTATCCCAGTCGCCAAGCTCTGAATGGCAACGCGACATCACCCTGTACGCATAGCAGCGCTCATTCACCCAGTTGGCACCGGGCAGGGCAAGGTACCGGTTGCATTCGTCAATGGCCTTCTGCCACTGCCCGTGGAACGACAATTCGCGGGCATAGTAGAACGCATTGCGAGGGTCGTGCGGATCTTCCTTAACCGACATCTCCAGCAAGGGCAGATATTGCCCACGGCTCTTTGTCGGGTCTGGCTTATGGATTACCAGCAGCATGTCTGTTTGAGCATACTTTTCATCAATTAGGTACGGGACGGGGTATTCGTGGCACGGGTGAACCCAGCGATAGCCGTGGCGGGCGTGGATCTTTTCATAGAAGAACGCGATCCCAGCGCCCCAATCAAACTTGTAGCGCAGTCGGGTGGTGCCCTCTTCCCAGACGCGCTCTATCTCTTCACGCCATCCCGGCTGAAGCTCTTCGTCCAAGTCCAAGCTGACGCAGACGTCAATGTCCTTAGGGATCAAAGCCAAGGCGGCATTGCGGGCGTTGTCAAAGCGCCAAGGCGTAATGTTGATCTCGACCACCTTGGCCTTGTGCTTTTTGGCAAGCTTGACGGTGCCGTCAGTCGAGCCGGTGTCCGCGATCAGGATTAGATCCGCGTCCTTGGCTGACTTGCAAAAGCGCTCGACAAACATTTCCTCATTTTTAGAGATGGCATAGACGCATATTTTCATTGAACATATAACCTATAAAATAATGATTACCTCGGCTAGACCCGGCTGATGAGTTGCTCAATCATGCCAGTTGCTTTGCCATCACGTCGCGCATGATGACCTCCTTCGCCTGCTCGATGATGGACGACGCCAGCAGATCACGCAGACGGTTAGCGAACTCGGCCATCACCTCGCTGTCGGGGTGCTTCTCGGCGATCTCTTGCAGCGCCAACTGGTAGTTGTCGATGTTGATCTGGTGATGCATCACTTCGCGCTTACGGTGCTCGTAGGCGTCGGTGATGATCTTTAGGCGTTCTTCGTCGAGGGTAGTCATCGTTGTGCTCCGTTATACTGCGGTGAAGGCTACGCCGTTGCCAGCGCCATTGGGCAGCGTAGCGGGATTGGTGAACTTAGTGCCAAAGCCAGAGCCGGACCAAGGGTATGCCGTGACGTAGGGTGATGTAGCGTGCGCTACGGCGATGGCGTCGCCAGCAAGACTGAACGCTACGCCGTAGCCAAGGTCAGTGGGCAGCGTAGCGGGGTTGGTAAACTTAGTACCAAAACCAGAACCGCTCCACGGGTAGGCGGAGATGAAGGGCGTTGTGTTGTGCGCCACTGCGATAGCGTTACCTGCTGGGCTGAATGCTACGCCGTAGCCATTGCCAGTGGGCAGCGTAGCGGGATTGGTGAACTTAGTGCCAAAGCCGCTGATGCTCCACGGGTATGCTGTGATGAACGGCGTTGTAATGTGCGCTACGGCAATAGCATCGCCAGCGGGACTGAACGCTACGCCACGGCCAGTGTTAGCTGGCAGCGTAGCGGGGTTGGTAAATTTCGTGCCAAAGCCGCTGCCGCTCCAAGGGTATGCGGTGATAAACGGTGTTGTGTTATGCGCTACGGCAATAGCATTGCCTGCGGGACTGAACGCTACGCCGTTGCCATCGCCAGTGGGCAGCGTAGCGGGGTTGGTAAACTTCGTGCCAAAGCCGCTGATGCTCCACGGGTATGCTGTGATGAACGGCGAGCTATCGTGCGCTACGGCAATAGCATCGCCCGCAGGACTGAACGCTACGCCACGGCCAGTGCTAGCTGGCAGCGTAGCGGGGTTGGTAAACTTAGTACCAAAGCCGCTGCCGCTCCAAGGGTACGCGGTAACGAAGGGTGTGGTGATGTGCGCTACGGCAATAGCATTACCAGATGGGCTGAACGCTACACCTTGGCCTTGGCTAGCTGGCAGCGTAGCAGGATCGGTAAACTTCGTGCCGAAGCCGTTGATGCTCCACGAGTAGGCGGTGATAAACGTCGCTGTGTCGTTCGATACAGCGATGAACTGCTGCAACACGCCCTGCGTCGGCCACAGACCCTGCTTCGTCCAGAAGGCCGCCTCGGCAAGCGTCCACACGCCGGGAGCCGCGCCGTTCTGGAACGGGCCAGCGGGCGTGACGGGTGTCTTGCGGATGAGGCCTCCCGGATATCTTGACATGCACGGTTCCTTACGGGTCGATTATAGCAGTAGACGTGTCCCGATCCAAGCGCAGTGTCCCCTCGCAGACCATGCTCCAGTCTGGCCCGGTCTTCTCGCCGCGACAGGGGACGTTGATCTGGACGTGCTTGGTCAGATACTCCTTGCCGTCCTCGAACACGCGCCACGCATGATCGACCGTGCCGCGCCCCGGCTGACCCTTCGTCTGATTGTAGCGGACGTGGAACAGCGCCATCAGATCACCTCGGCAGATGACACAGGGCACACGACCGGGGCCGTCTGATGTACCGTCAGATTGAAGTGGACAAAGCGGAAAGGTTTCTTCGAAGCGTTGCGACCAAAGCTGTGGGCCAGCCATGCAGGTGCGAACATCATCATCCCCGGCTGCGGTTTGAAATTAATCATCGTGCTGGCAAGTGTCGCCTGCGACGGATTGGCTTCTGGCAGGCTGAGCATGACGCGGCCCGGACGCGGGTCGTGGATCACGACAGGAGGCGCGCCTTCAGGCACGTCGAGGAAGTAGAAGCCAACAATGAAGTTGCCACCCGCATGGGCGTGGTAGTCCATCGACGATGTCTGGAAATGTTCTTGGCACCACAACTCCGTGAAGCTGGTGCTGAAGCCCTCCATCGCAAAGCCTTGACTGGCGAGGACGTTCCACGCGGTGTTGGCGATAAACTCTGCGAACGGCGCGATGCGCTCGTCCTCAAGCATGTTCCCCGACATGCGAACCGGGTGTATCTTGTCGGGCTTCTTGTCGCCGTGCACCTGCGTGATGCTGTCGGCAGCGATTGCCTTGACTACATCAAGGAACTGCGGCTGCTGGGTGATGTAGACCGGCGTCGCAAAGTAGTGAAGCTGGTCTAGGGGAGCCGGTTGCGGCTCGTCTTGCTCCGGTGTCATTGTTGCTCCTCAATGACGGTTTATGGAGCCACCCAATTACCAGCTTCATCCTTCACTGGAAAGCGCGGAAACATTGGCGTGATCGGATCGACACTCTCAAGCACCCACGCCTCGTGCGCCGTCAGGCAATCAAGCCAGATGGTCTGAGCCGTATCAGCGGTTTCCTTGGCCAGCATGTCGTTAATGAAGGCGATGCGATCCAGCTTGACCTGATCGGCCAAACTAGTGAGTTCCGCAGTCTTTGCCGTGCGCTCTTCATCCGTCATCGGGCGAACGCTGTGCACGTCCTTCACAACGCCATCCACCCACTGATAGGTCACGCCCTCGTACACCTCGTAGGTGCCGGGTGTAGGAGCCTCAACACGGATGAACTTGGCAAACGTGTCTGGCAGGTTCTGCGTGTCCACATGGGGGAAAGCCATCTTGAAGTTGTCCGCGAAGATTGGATGCTCATGCGGCTGCCCGTCACGGATTTGGATGTAGAGTTCGAGGTCGTGTTCCATTTATAAGTTCCCTGTATTAGTCGATGGAAATGAGCGCGTCGTGCCCGGCCAGATGATACGAACGGCGCCGCCGCCGCCGCTTTGCCCGTTGCCAGAAGACCAAGTACCCGTGCTTGGGTTGAAAACCGAAGCGCCAGAGCCGCCACCGCCACCGAACTGGGCACCACTGCCTCCAGAACCGGCACCGCCGGTGCCGCCCTGAGAGCAGGGAGACCCAGTCCCGCCAGAACCACT